CCCGAAGACACGCACCCTTCCGACGTAACTTTCAATGTCACGTCGGGTTAACGGGCGTCCTAAGTCCTGTTCGATCCCAACGAAGATAGCTGTCAGAAAGACAGCCGCTTCCATCGGAAAGCACAGGGCTGAACCCATAGACGCAAACTTGGCAAGAGAGATAACCTCTCCGCCAGGCAGCTGCGCGCGGGTAGACCTGCAAGCGAAGACAGCGTCATGAAGATGACGGTGGTCCGAAAGCAGGTTTGACACGCACACAGATGAAACTCTATCGGACGCTTCACTCAGATCGAGTGTTGCGAGGTCGCCGTTAAGCGAACCCTGACGTGCCATACGCTGGTTTGGCGTCTGGTCGTCTAGGCCGATGAAGCTATCGAGAATAGTACCTCGAATAGCATCACGAAAACAGCGTAGAACCGCCTGCTGTGCATATTGCATAGCAGTAGGTTCGACAGCTATAATTCGTGGAGTTTTCATCGTCTTAGGAACCGAGATAACCTTAACGGGTCTCTCGAGTCCGGGTTCGAGGAAGTCAACCTGTCCTAATTGTTCCCACCAGGACCAATTAGGTAGGACCATCTCCCCGTAAGGGAAGTATGGTTCCAGGCGCAACGGCCATTCAGTCTGGTGATACTTTTGATTCCCGTAGAGGGAATCAGCGGTAGCACCAGGGCCGTGCTTCGGAGTAAGCTCTCCCATGTAGATGGAATAATCCATCTTGGAAAAGGCAGATCCGAAAAGAAGAGTACGGATTCGCCGGAATTGGGGGAATTCAGGCTTGTCCTGATACTCTCTGACTTCCTGCTCACACTCGATGAACTCAGTGAATGCAGCGGCTTCCCGCCGCGGTTCACAGTCGAGCAATATCTTGCCAAACAGCAGACTCAACTGCCGGATGGCTTGAATTGCAGCGACATTGGGTTCATCGAGTAGAACGCCAGTCCTACGGTCGAAGACGAGACAAGAGAAACCCTGAAGAAAAGCAGGGAGACTCCCGTTTTTCTTAAAAGAAAGAAAAACGGTGTTGTCCACAAACCCTCTCTCGAGACAAAGTTCCATGTCTTTCGAGAAGGTTGGGAGGGTTATCGTGAGAAACGATAACCCCTCATTCTTCGACCGATCCTCGACTGTTTTACAGTCGTGGTGGGCGCTAGTGCAACATCGCACCGCCAGTTCATTAGCGATGCTCTTCCAGAGCACAATTAGGCTTTTCACCTTACCTCCTGATAGAGGAAATGGGTCCTAAGCCGATGTGCACGTCCTAATCAGCAGACGCGAAGGACTGATGATGAAGTTCGGCTAGCTTTCGCCGCCGAGTAGCTTCTTCATCAGCGCGTCAGTGGTCGCACTCCACGTGCCTTTGAGGCCGTTGAAGAGGGCCAGCTGATCCGTTGCGGAGAACTGCCCCGCGTTCGGAATGTCGAACACCGTGTAGCATGACATGCTGCGCGGTGCCGTCGTACCGGATACGAGTGTAGAACCCGCATTGTCGCTGTAATCACAGCGAAGGACCCTCCGGATACGCCTTCCATATTGATGGGAAGCCGTAACCTTGAGGAGAGAGCCTGAATTCACGGTGAGAGGTCCGGCCTGGTACACCGAAATCGATCCCTGCTGAGAAACGCGGGGAAGCGAAACGGCGCCAGCGTCGAACGACGCACCGGGAGTAAGGCTCAGTGGGTCAGTGAACATCGACGTGCTCCTTTACGTTGGTGGGCAGTGAACCTACCGCACGACTCTGGTAATTCCGAGAGCCGCTACAATGGCCTGCTGGACGGTCGAGAGTCCGTCCCAGCTGATGCCAAATCCGAAGGGGTTCGCCTGGATCCTTTTCTTGACAGTATTCCTTACTGTCACGGGATGCACGGCGGGGTATGGTGGATTAAAAGCCACCAAATCGGGTCCACTAGGTGTGTAAACCCGAGCCCCTGCACTATAGGTGTCCGTCACGGTAGTAGTCTCCATGATGTACCCATAGCGCAGAACCGTTCCGTAACTGACGAGTGATTGCAGGTTCTTAACGAATGAACCTGCGTTCACAACCCAGTCAACGGCCCAGCTCCATGGCGTGAGTTGCCATAATGTCTGAATGTCCGGTTCGGCTCCGAGGAGCTTAGCCG